TACAACGTAGGCTGTAGTCGTTTCTGTCGCCGTAATGGTGAACTTATGACTACCGCCACCGCCTGAGTCGATGTGAAATTCATACGTTAAAGCGTACTGGTCTGTCGGATAATCCGTAACAAGGTCAGGACGTTGCCAAACCCAACGATCACCAACAACTAAAGTCTCAGGTTCTTGGCTTGGGTAATTCGCACTATCAAAAAGGTTAGCCATTCTATCGCCATGCGTTAGTGTAATTTTGTCGCGGCCTTCTTTGCACAGGTCTCCTTTGAATAGGAGCTAAATCAGGCTCGACTTCTTCAACCACTTCTGGTTTTTCCGATTTTGCCTGAATCCTAGCCGCAATGCTATTGACATTCGCGTTGATTATACTATATGCACACCAACTGTACACCATGCAATCCAGCGATTCATTCCTTGGGCGGATTTTCTGAAATACCCGCTTTTTATATCCTCTAACGAATCTGGTAACGATCTTCTCAGCCGTAAGTTGTCTGAAGTATTCATCGTTTAGAATGTCTGAGAAATGAACGAATCCAGCGCCTTCTTCTTGAATTCTTAGCCTCGCAAAGATCATATCTTTAGCGGTATCAACTCCGACTGGGAACAATCGGCATCTGACAGTGTTATTTCTTGAAGGCTTGCCAGCTATGGGTCTGCCTTCACCGCCCACACCCTTGACCGCGAAGACCCTGCGACCGAAGTTCTTGTTGGCGTACTGATAGACCGTGTTGGTAAAGTGACCGCCAGAGTCGATTGCTGTGGCTCTGATAGCCAATTCTCTGCCGTCTTCTGTTTCAAATGTACGCGATATCTGGGAATCTAGCGCACTCCACAATTGAGGTGTAGACGGATCACCATACATTATCTGATGATCTATAACCCAAGATTCCTCATCTTTTCCAATTCCCATAAAGGTCATTTCTAGTCGGTCGTCCTGAACGTCAACGCCAGCGACAATCAAAATAACCCCTTCAGGCACTTTGTCGAAGTGTTCTTTCCTTTCCATCAGGTTCAACTCGCTGACAGATTCTCCTGCGTCCTCCCAGACTTCCCCTAAATATGTATTCGTCCAGACTTTAAGTTGTTCTGGGTTCTTCTTGACCGCTAAGAATTCTCTAACACCGTCAGCCAAAGGTGTCCAAGGTGAATAAAGTCCTGATATCTTAAAGCCAGCAATGCCCTTAAAGTCTTCTTGAGCTACCCAACGACCGTTCCTGATAGACCATCTTCTATCAGCATCAGACCAAAGAACCCCGCACTCGTCACATAAGTATTGAGCCGTATCGGGATCTTGGTCAGTCCATCGGACGCTTGCCCATTTTAACGTCTGTTCATGGTCGCAATGCTTACAAGGAATAAAGTATTCGCGCTGATCAGATCCTTCATAGGCATCTTCTATTCTTGAAACACCTTTGATCGTCGGGGTCGATACCATGATGATCTTGCGGTTCCAGAAAGTAGACGTTCGCTTCTTACCCAGATTGACAGGGTCGCCTTCGGATCCTGCTGATGCTGGGAATCGGTCAACCTCGTCTGCTAGTAAAATTCTGATTGGTCTTGAAGCAAGTCCTGCTGGACTATTAGCACCGACCAGAGAAAGACTACCTGCTGGGAAGATCTTGTGAAGCGTTGTGTTGCCTGAATCCCTAGCCCTTGGGTCTTTGACTTTACCTTGCAGACATGGGGTAGCCCTGAGAAGTCCGTTAGCGATTCGATCCTTTGAAAACGACTGCGCCATTGATTCGGTAGGTTGTAACATTAGGATCGGACAAGGATCGTGATCGATGTGAAACCCGATGATATTTAATAGAGCCTCAGACTTTCCTAGCTGCGCCCCAGCCATGACAACGACTTCTTTGACTTTAGGGTCGGAGCAAGCGTCCATAATCCCGCGCTGGTATTCTGCGCGAGACGTTCGCCAGATTCCCGCTTCTGCGCTAGTCTGCGAGTCTAGTCGCCTTTGAAGGTCTGCCCACTGACTGACGCTTAGTCTTTTTGGTGGTTGCAGTGCTCTCATCGCTTCCTTCAGATGAGCTTTTAGGTTTGCTAGTCCTCGACGCTGAAATTTTTGGGTCATAGTTTGATAGTTCTTCTAGTGCTTCATTCATTAGATCTGCAAGCATGGCTTGTATCACGCCAGCATCAGATTCGCTAGCCACAATTGGGGCGGCCTTGCTAGGGATGCTTGTCAACTTCGCTTTGAGATTAGCCAGCGTGTCAGTCCAAGCCTTCACAACGTCTTCAACGATCACTAACTGATTTCTGACTTTCGCTAGATCTAGCTCTGAAAGCTCTGCTTCTGCGTTCATTTTGCGGGTTCTGGCTTCATCGTATGTTCCGCCAATTTTTACGCCACCAGTGCTCGCCATATAACTTTCCGTTCTAAATTAGTTCGTTCTTATTCCATTCCTACTTACACACCGCGCTCGCTAATAACCCTTACAAGGAACGGCCAGACAGTACCTTTGTAGGCCCCCCAGTGCCGTTTGAGTGTATTCATGGGCATTTAGGCTTGAGATCTTTGAAGTCGGGCCAGAAGCCACCACAGACGTTCTCAGCGTACTCTTTACTGATCTGTTGTTCGTGGCTGAAGTCTTGGTTGCCGATCAGTCCGATGACAGCGATGACCGTGATGACGATTAGAATCTTTTGCAGTCTGTTCATGTTTTCCTCCGTGTTGTCATCATTATCGTTGATCATACCTAGACAGTCAACTGTTCAATTTATTTAGGATCAGCCATAGCTTTTCTCAAATGCTTGATGAACTTATCCTCAAAGCCATGCTTCTGCGAGAACACATAGCTCTCGGTTATCTTGCCGAACGGGAACAGTGGCTTATACTTCGCGTCCTTCTGGTAGGCTGCGACCATACGGATCTTCTGACCGCCTCGCTTAGTGCTTCTGCCGTACCGCTCCCAGATCCCCTCACTTTGTTTCTTAGCGCCGTTAGGAGTGCCTGAGAAGAATTTAGACTTGTCTTGTAGCATTGAGTCAATAGCGCCGTCCTTGAAGTTACCAAAGGCGTTCAGGTATCTCTTAGAGTGTCTGGTCGGAACCTTTATTGCTCGCTTCTTGGGAAACCTTGTGCCGCCGTTCACCATAAAGCCCATGTAGTCAGCGTTGCGATCATCCCAGAAGACTGTAGCCGTTAGGCTGCGCTTAGATGATTTGTCATAGAAGAAGTTCTTCTGCGTGAACTTCGTTGATCCTTTGCCTGACTTCTTGTCAAACTTCTTGTTGGTAGCTCTACCGATGACACCTGTGCCTTTCTTCTTGGTCAATTCATAGGCCAACTGATTCAGCGTCTGACTGGTAGCAAACGGAATCTGTTTCTTCTGTGTTCTGGATAGGTCTTTTGTGACCTCTTTGATGTTGCTTCTTAGATCAATCTTCATCAGCGAGTTCCTGTATCTCAGTAAATATTTGCTGAGTTGCTAGATATAGATAGCCGATCTCAGCCATTAGATGCTGCACGTCATAAGACTTCTCACCTGTGTAGCATAGATCCCATTCAACAAAATCCTCTTGCTCACGCTGAATCAAGAACTTAATGTATGTGATCTTGCCTTGTCTCGCATCCTTCAAAAGTTCCTTCAGGCATTCTTCTACCTCGTTGCCCGTGAACTGGGTCACTGTTCCCATAGTAATCCTTGAGCATATTCGCTATGTATCCTTCGATGAATAATAGCACAAAGATCGGAAATGCTAGGATCGCGGTGACTGTGAAAACAATACAAGAAATGGCGTATAAAACAGCGATGATTTTATTCATGGTCTTCCTCATAGCTCCAATCACAGTCAGTGCATTCAGTTCTTGCCCACGTTCCCAAGATCTTAACGGCAGGTTCGCCACACATCGGGCAAGTGATTTCGTTCCAAGGCGCATTGGGATCTTCCCAAGCCCCAGCAGGGTAGTTGCTCATACGGCTTTCCTCCACGGGCCTCTTAAATGCTCTGGCTTTGGCCTCTTTACCACTGGCACATTCCTTGGCGCTATCTCATGCACATCATGCGCGAACTCCATCGCCATGTGTAAAGCCTCCATAAGCTCATCAGTCTTACGGTTAAACTGCAAGACCTCCCATTCAAACTTGGAATTCTTAGACCACCAAGATCCTTGAATACCTGTCACTGATTGGGCTGTACGTTCAGCTTCCTTCAAAGTGGTAGACAGACCACCGTACTCAGCGCCGTCAGATGGGTTGGTGAACCGATACTTGATAATCCTCATCGTTCATCCTTCTGTAGCTTATCCAATAAAGACAGGACATCTGGCAAAACCTGCTTGTGGTACTCATCCACATAATCAGGCCCGTAATAGTCCATGACCTTGATTATGGTCATCCATGCTTCTAATAACTCAGTTCTCGTTGGTTGCATACTCTATCCTCCATATTGATTTTGCAATTTGTTCTACTACTTGAGGCACTACCGCATTGCCTAACTGTTTAAGTCTGTGTGACCTTCTGGGAACCCCATTAGCCACTCGACCCACGTTGGGTTCAGCTTGCGCCTCTGAATCGATGACATCCCCAAGTGCCCCCTGTCCCTGTCGTCGCTGGCGTTCGGAGTCGGCCACATTCTGTCTACTACTGCTTCTATCAAAGTCCCTTGTTTCCTGTCTCTGCTTGCCCTCAACCTTTTTGTTGCTTCTATTGTTTGAGAGGCTGTCGCTGGCCCAGCGTTCGGAGTTGGCCACATTTTCACCTGATCTTGTAATCGTATTTGTATCTTGTGACCGCTCGGCCTCGTTGTCTTGCCTTCCAATAACGCTTTCGGAGTCCCGCCCTGATCCGCTGCTGGCGTTCTCCACCATCCGCTGTTCATGCTTGGGGCCATCTGATTCGCTGTCGCTGTTGGAGTGTGCAACAGTCCAGACTCGATCTCGTCTGTGGTGAGCATCGACGGCGCAAGCTGGAATAACAAACGTCCTTGCGGTGTAGCCCGCTGCTTCCAAGTCAGTAAGCACTTCGTCGAGGCCCATATTGATGTGCCCAGCAACATTTTCTCCAATGACCCAAGTGGGCCTGAGTTCTTGGACAAGCCTAAACATTTCAGGCCAGAGGTGACGGTCATCTTCTGCGCCACGCCGTTCTCCTGCGAGGCTGAAAGGCTGGCATGGGTATCCGCCGCAAATAAGTCCGATGTTCTGTATTCCATTGTCTTGGAGCTCCTGTTTGGTCAAAGTTCTAACGTCAGAAAATATAGGAACGTCAGGCCAGTTCTTGCGTAAAACTTTTTGAGCCTCTTGGTCGTATTCACAAAAGGCTGCGGTTTCAAATCCAGCAGCCTCTAGCCCCAAGCTAAAACCACCTATTCCTGAGAATAAATCTAGCACCTTCATGCTTCCTCCTTTTGCCACAGCATAAACGAAACAGTTTACCGTGGGATAGCCGTTTTATATATCTTTTTGATCTAACAACTTGACTCTTTGCAACGCTAACTTATATCGCTTCTGATCGTTCCAAGTGATCCGCCCGCCTTTCTCCTTTTCATTATCGTATATCGATATGAAATACAGATCTTCTTTGGCCTTCTCAATTACACTTCTAGGAATTGCTCGGCGCTCGCCTTGCTTCTCAAACAAGACACTCGGACTCAAGCCCAAAGCATTGACCACTTCCAACCCTGAAGCCTGACAACTGAAACAGTGAATCAAAACCTTGCCATCCCGCTCCGTCAGAGTCATTGACGGATTGTTGTCTTTGTGTACAGGACAACAGGCCCA